ACCAGCAACAGTTAATATAAACATCATACCAACTCACAGGCTTCTTGGTAAGTTTCTTGCATCATCTTTTGCAATACCGACTTATCTAAAGTAATTTCTGCATCCTCAATAAACTTATTAAGAATAGACATGGTATCTTCAGATTCATATACCTCAGAACCCTTATCATCATACCACCCACCGAAATCAAAATTCTCAACAATTTTTACTTCTGCTACATTAGATGCATATAACTTATCAACAAACTTTTCAAACTTCTTTGTACTTGTTTTTTTACGAACAATAAGTTTTACAATCTTCCCTTCATATTCCCGTGCATCAAAGGTTTGATAAGGAGTATCCTCATAAAAGATCTTATAAAAAAGACGATGTGGATTATTAATAGGAGTATGTTCTAAGGTTTCTGTATCAAAAATATGAAATCCTCTAGTAGAATCAAAATCATTCCAAAACATTTCATAAGGATTCCCTAAGTAATGGATATCTCCCACACTTGATCGAGTGTGAAAATGTCCTGAGAAAACCTTTTCAAACTTCTTAAAGTAATCCATATCAAATCCATGATCCATAATCACCTGTTGAGTGACCACAAATCCATTCAATTCTAAATGACCCATAACTACTGAACACTTAGATTTTTTAAGAGCCTTAATAGTATCCTCTTCATTCTCCTGATTAATCCAAGGAACCAAAAGAACTCTCAAATCTCCTAACTTGATCTCCTCTGGTTCTGCATATACCTTAACATTCTTATATTCCCTAAGCAACAAATCTACTGCATTTACATCATTAGTATTCTTATAATATGCTGTATGATTACCTACAACTGTATGAATAGTAAAATCTCTTAGTTTATCGTAATAATTATCCTTTGCCCAGGATAAAGCCGAAAAGTCGATACCTTTACGGCTATCGAAGGTATCACCCATGTCAACAATGGTATCAATACCTTCCTCCTCAAGAGTCGGAAAAAATACATCATTATAAAACTTCAAAAAGTAATCATGAAAGAGTTTTGAATTCTTTCGCGCACCGAAATGCTGGTCAGTAATTATTGCAACCTTCATTTAATTGTTACGAAGTTTGGAATGAACAGCATCTTTAATTTGATTATACTCCGCATAATTATCGCCGTCAATCCTATTACTGTCATCAAATACTTCAGAGTATCCAGACCTCTCCAGAATCTTATTCTTAATTTCTAATTGACGCTTTTCTCTTTGTATGCGTCTGAGAAATGCATAATGTATAATCTGCGTAAAGTAAGCAAAAGGATTTTGGGATTTCTCAGGATTAAAATTATGTATGTACTGAACGCAATTTTCGATTCCATCTGAGATCATATCCTCCTTAAACATGTAGTTAACAAAGTTTGGTTTAAATGATAAATGATTTGCTATCTTTAAAAAACACTCACCAATATATCTGGGAATAGGAGGCTTGGGTTTATCCTGCAATAAAGCAATTTCCTTATCTTCCCGATACTTAATCAATGCAGCCAAGAATTCTTTGTTATTAACATAGTGTTCTGACCTTTTTCTTCTAGCCATAGTTCCTGGTTTTATCATAAATCATTATCACTATTATGTAGATAGTATAACATTTATACCTACACTTGACAAGTTCCTAAACCATGAGTATGATAACTCTGTCAGGGTTGATCGGGTGAGCTCTTAGTATTACTATTCTTGAAGATTTTTTCTAAGATTTCTTTAGTATCATCAACTCTTCCTAGATATCCCATTTTTCTGCTCATGGATGCTTGATCCTTTTTCTCATCAGCAGAATCTTTAACAAATTGTTGATACATCATTATCATTTCTACATCTTGAGATTCACTCATTGTAAGAACATCATCTAAATTAAGAATAAAAAGATCTTCATTACTGGTTTTTAACCAAGGTTCTACTTTATATCCAACAATTCCACCCTTTGCTTTTATTTCACATACTGTAATAGGATGAGAAATTAAAAGAATAGTTCTATTATCTTCTTCCGAGGGAGCGACCTTGCAGAATATCTCTTCCCCGTTTTTAAATTTTAAAGTTGCATAAAAGTCGTCTTCCATATTATTTCCTTAATTGTATTGTGATTATCTCATAATTAAAATTCTCTTCGTTGTAAATTTTAATACGTTCAATAAGATGATTTAATGTATAGTTTCGTTTGGATTTGTAAGTGCAATCATCTGCTATATCATAAAGAATTGCTTTGATTTTGTGAGTTCCTTTTCTAAGTACTCTCCCAATGCTTTGGAGATTTCTAACTCTCGATTTTGACGGTGAGGCAAAGATAACGTTATGGAGATTGCGAATATTAATGCCTGTAGAAAAGGTTCCATAGGATGCGACGATAATAGAGTTTTTTTCATTTTCTGTTATCTCTCGAACAATTTCTCTTTGTTCCGCATCAACTCCACCGTGGACAAAGAATACTTTACGATCATCATTCTTACTTGTATTTATTAAATCGTATAGTACCTGTCCGTGTGCTTCTACTCTACTGTAAAGTAAAAGAGTATTCCCCTTTAAATCTAAAGCTAAATTTTTAAGAAATGTATTTCTTTGTTCATGGCTAATAAGATATTCAATTTCATCATTATATGTTTCAAACTTCTGAGGAGGATGTTTTAATACTATACACTGAATATCTAACTGGGCAAGATGACCTTGCTTCATTAGTTCATCAGTTTTTGTTACCTTATAAGATGGGCCAAACAATCCTTCTAATACCCACTTATGAGTTTGGGTTCCATCAAGTGTTCCAGTAAATCCAAATCTATATTTGGCATGATGCAATTTTGTCATTATAGATATAAGAGACTTACTCTTAAAGAGATGTGCTTCATCCCCTATAACTACATTATAATCCTCAAAGAAAGAACGCTCTAGTTTATAAACAGATTGCCAGGTTGTAATTGTAACAGGAAACTCATTAGTCTTTTCTTTTCCAGAATATATGCGGTGACAATATGAATCAGAATCCCAACCATAATCTTCAAAGTCCTTATACATCTGCTCTACAAGGGATGTCGTTGGAACAACTAAGAGAATTTTTTGACGTTTCTCTGTATAATATCTTACAAGAGCGTAAATCATCAAAGATTTGCCTGAGGCAGTGGGTGATATCAATAATTTTCTATTGTGCCTTAGAGCATCATAAACACCTTCTATTTGATACTTCCGTGGAGAATGAGAACAAATAGATTGCATATAATCTTTAACACCCTCATATGAAATTCCATCATTAATTTCAAATGGAGGACCATAGTATTCGTTATCTACAAACTTATACGTATAATCATGTCTCTCACAAAATGATATTATCTTATCAAGTAATCCAATATATATTCTCTTTGTTCTTAAATCAAATAAGTGTATTTCTCCATTCCAATTCCTCTTTCGATATTGAGGCATAAACTTTGCACCCTCAACTTCAAAAGTGAAGTGGTCTCTTAATTCATATTCAATATGTGGTTCCGCATTAATCTTTAAAAAGACTTCATTAGCTTTACCAATAACAACATTGGCTGAAGTATCAATCACCTAACCCATGCATCTATGGGTATTTATTTGGGATGAAATATTAAATTTAAAACTATCCTTGAACTATGTGTATGGGGAACATTACCACTATGCACACTATCAGAAGGGAATCTAACCAATCTTCCTTGCTTAGGTAATACCTTAGTTTTTTTCCACCACCAAGGAGGTTTGGGAGTATCATATTTTTGACCGCGTTTATTATAGATTATAGTAGGACCGTCTGAATCATTTACATAATAAAGATATGTAATAGAATTTGAAATATAAGAATCTGTATGCGGTGTTAAAGAAGATTTTGTTTTATATGGAAGATTGATATTTATTTTTGCTCTATGTAATCTATGAGTTTTAAACTCAGGTAATACTTTAAAAAAAGATATTATTCTATCATAATACTCCGATTCATTATGAAGAATATGAACAAATTGTTTTCTTTGTTCTATTTCTTTCCACGTTGTAACATCCTCTAATTGGAATGGCATTTTCATAATCATATCTTTAATATGAATTTGAAAATTTAATGGAAGATTATCATCTAAAACTTCTATCAATTGTCAATCCTCTAAATAAGAAATTGCTCTTTTCAAATATTCAATATCGTCGTGAAAACAACCCACACCTCTATTACATGCATGACATAACCATCCTCGAAATTTATCTGTTTTATGATCATGATCAACAACCCAAGTAGAACAATTTAATCCTCCTTTACCTTTAACATCTTCTTCTGTTCCATTGCAAATAGGACAGCAATAATCTGGTGGAGGCATTCCATATTGCTCTTTTAATTGTTTTCTTATCCTAGACAATTTATTATTACACTTCTTACACTCTGGTCTTAAATAATTAGCTCCACCATGCATACTAAAATTTTCTACAGGTAACTCTTGTTTACATTTATTACAAACTTTGGTTTTGATCATTAACCCAGTCCAGAATTAAATCGCATGAACTCTATTGCATTCTTAATTTGATATGTTCTGTTCTGTATCACTTTAAGTATACTTTCTATGTACACTAACATTGTATCATAGTAATCTATCTTTAGAGAAGTATTAGATAACTTTTCATCTGCATCCAAATACTTCTGCATAGTATCCTTATCTCTTATCTTCTTAGGAAAAGGATTCTCTACGTATACTTCTGGGTCTGCTTTCCCACTAAAATACTCATACCGTTCATGACGGATATTCTTCCTCTGCTGTTCTGCTTTCTTTCTCAGAAGGAATATAGTATTATATAATTCAAAATATTTTGCATGAAGAGAGGGGATATTCAATGACTCAGTATGTAGATTATCAGGATCTATTTTTGAATCTTTCTCCCACATCTCTTGAATCTTTTCAAGGTCAATGGCCATTAGTCACATTTTAATGGATCATTCTCCATATCAGTTAGGTTGTATATACTATACTTGAAACTTACGTCTGCTGTAAAGTATTCTATATCTGTATCTGTAGCATCAAAACTTAAAGTTGTCAAGGAGTATGGAAACAGATCCTTGAAAGTTACTTGAAAGTTTGGTACAAGAGAACTATTTAAAATTTGCAAAGTTCCATCTGAATATATGTTATCTCCTGGTTGGCCAAAATTCGCTGGCATCGTAGCTTCGGATTCTAAATCACTAAATTCTTTCATAGTTTCTGGATATCCCAACCCACGTATCCAGTGTTGTATTGCCATATAATTTTTAAGATCTTCATCAACTAAAAATCTTAAATTTAAATCACCAAACTGTATCTTGTCACCAGGAACTGGAATATCTTTTAACCATGTAGGTTGCTCTGCTACACCTAATGTTATATCAGGTATATTTGCTTGATTGCAAAAGAACGAAACACTCTTAGCCCTGTCTAAGGTAAATTTAAACCCAACAGGAGAAAGATAATTCCTATTCTTTATTGGTGTGGCTCTTCCAGTAGTATAATCAGGCATTATTCAGTTACTACAGTTGCATTCTTAAACCAATCTGGTTGATAAATTACTCCATTAAGATTAACGGTAGTTGCTTTGACAGCATCAGCAGCCGATTTGGTAGAATACTGTTTTCTGTCTGCATATACATCAGTCCAAGAGTTATTCTCTTTCCAATATACATCACCAGCAGTTAACTTACCAGGAGTTTTAACGTGATAAGGCATTTTACTATATTAGTTTTAATTATTTATCTTTAAACCAAATGTTAAATGCCAAGCATATTCTTGTATGATCAGTTGTATTAACATTCACTCCATGCTTCATCCACCCAGGAAACAATATAATCTTACCTTCTTGTGGTGTATAGTATTTCCTTTGGGCCCACTTAGTATAAGTTTCGAAGCATTGAGTAGTTCCTAAAAAGGGATTTGGGGTTTCAAAAAAGAAATCACCATCTTTTTCATTTGTTTTATAGTAATAGGATCCAGAAATAGTTGCTCTTCCATGGTTGTGAATATCTGCATAATTTCCTTTTCTATATCTCGTAAACCAAGATTCTAGATTATAATCAGGTAATTTACACCCCAATTCATTACAATATAATTTTACATGATTCTCTATTTCTTTAATTACTTTATTCAATCCAAATTTTTTTAAAATATTATCTCTTTGTTTAAAATCTGATGAGGTAAAATGAGATGATCCCCACAATTCACCCATATCAAAATACTCAATCTTAGGCATCACCTTCTCAATGTGATAATTTAAAGATTGATAGTCTTTAACTTTTGAAAAATAAACTGGAGTGGCGTATAAATGCTCTATCATTTTGAATCTAAGTCAAATACCATATTCCCTGCTAGAATTACTCTATTCTTACACTTATTTTTTGGAACATGGTGGTACATTGTTCCAGGAAATATAACAACCTTTCCTGCTTCTGCTTTTATTTTCTTACCACTAGTAGTGAAAACCAGAGGGGAAGCCCCTTTTGGAGCATTAACAAAATAAACAAATCCTAATAATGATTGTTTATGATCATGACTCCAAGTTTCTTCTCCTTCATCATATATGGCACCCCAACAACTTGTTTTAAATCTTAAATTAT